CTAATCCTAGTATCATTATCTCTTACTACATCATTAGAGTGTATCCTTGCAGTATCTATCCCCTTATGAGAATGGTTCCTTAAATCGTCTGCTGCTCTCTGGGTAGCCTCTTTGATAGCCTCCGTCTGGTCTGGGACCTCTTTAGCTTCGTCTATCTTCTCAAGAAGTTCTTTATCTGATAGTTTTTCAGCAATCTCTTCCCCGTTTTCATTAGTCGTTATTCTAGTTTTTTCTTCCATATTATCTTAGCCTTATTTCATATAAATAAGGTGTGTTCTTGGAACTTGCCCCTGTGGTAAGTTCACACTTTATTTGTAAGTTTTCGACCCCGTTGATACCAAATGGGAATAAGAATGATTGGACTGCTCCCATTCCAGCGTGAGTTAATGTTCCTATTGTTTTCCAAGAACTATTTATATCTGTTCTATATTTTAATCTAACCCCCTCGCCTGTCTGGAGGGGTCTTCCTAATTGAACCTCTATCTGGCTGAAACTAGCTGGGTCAGCCTTAGTTCCTACCCTGTAAAGCAAACTTTCAAAGTAAGCTGAATATCCTGTATATCTGTTATTGGCATTAGTTATCTTTTCTACCCCACCAGCATCAGTTTTTTGGTCAAAGAACCCATAAAGTAGAGTGTCGTTATCAAAGGCATACACTGCACCTATGCTTAAAACACCATTCTCTCCATTTTCTCCTGTAGATAATCCGTGTTCTAAATTGAGAGCATTTCCTTTTAAGGCATATAGTCCAACTGGATATTGGCCATCACTACTTCCTATTCCTAGGTATATCTTATCTCTCCACGCAGCTATTGAGCTTTTGCCATAAGCTCCTATTGCTAGCTCCTTGCCATTGTCATAGTCATAAGGAAACCTAGCTATCTGTTGAAGTCCAGCTTCTGAAAATAGGTATATATTAGGGTTCTCTCCACCTACTACGTATGTCCTATTACCTATTGTCTTCATTGAACTAATCGAACCCCCCGATATAGTAACTGGGTAATCATATTCATTCCTACCTCTATCCCATATAAAGATAGGAGCATTTGCTAAGGCATTAGATATTGTCCCACCCCTTGTCCCTATTAAAAGGTTTTCTCGCTGTTCTTCAAGACATCTTGATTGATATTCTTCTGGTATTGTAAGATGTTGTTTTGTATAGGTATAAGAAGCTGATGTCCCTGGGACAAAGTTTTGTCCTGCATTTTCAGATACTGAAGCTATGTATCTTCCATTAGTTATGTACAATTTACCATCATTTTTACTTGGGAATAGAAAATGGTCAAGATTATCCTGTAAATCTGTTTTCCAGTTGACAGTAAAACTAGCTGAACTTGATAATGGTCCGTAGACATCTATATCTGTTCCTAGAGTTGCGAAAAGATAATCTTTCCATATAGCTATTCTATTTCCTGTTCCACCCATAGCTGTCCAACTGGTTCCCTTGTCTGCTGAATAATATAACCCACTTCCAGCAGCGGCATATACCTCTGAAGAAGTAGTAGTAACTCTAGCAAAACTAGAAAAGACATTATTACTAGAAGTATCATTTATTGGTAAGTAGTTTATCCTTGCTATCCCTGGCTGTCCCCACACATCTAAATTAACAGCTTTGGCATAAGCCCCATCCGTTGCGTATGGTGAAGACGCTTGTCCTTGTTGAAAATTATTGATAACAATTTCTGCCATAATTTTAACTCTTGTTTTGGTTAGTCCAATCAGTCGTATTTTTAGACTGCTTGGTACAATTAGTTGTATTTTTAGGCTTTTTAGTCCAACTTGTTACACTTTTAACTAAACTTATCCAACCCCTCTCTACGGCTGTAACTATATCTGATATTGATATTCTATCTATTACCGAAACTACGAACCCACGAATTACAGACGGAACGCTATCTACAATAGAAATAACATCCGTAAGTGTTTTATTGAACACTGATTGTGGGGTTGTAACATCAGCCAATGATATAGTATCTGAAACGGTTATAGAATAAACAGTATTAAATGTAACTATCAGCTTTGGGTCATTATCTGTTCCCGTTTGTTCTGCTGCGTAAAAATGAAAGTTCTCAGAGTTTCCACTTGTTTCTATCCAAGTAGGAGTTCCTGACCCTGCGTCATAAACAGATTCTCTTAACCCTAATTTAGTTATCCCCTCTTTATCTATGGCAGTTCTACCATCTCCATTTAAAGTGAAGACATTATAACTTCCGTTTGACCAGCTTCCTAACGCTATCGCAGTATCCGAGAATATAGTTGTTCCCAAGCTATCGTAATCACCTGCCGCTAAAGCTGTATTCAAAGCTGGGTTAGAAGAATATACATTAAGTGCTGGACTATTATCTGTTACATCATCAACTCCTCTGCCCCAGATTGATAAGGTAGCAGCCGATATGTTCGGGTCAGCTCCTATTCCAGATGTATCAAATAGGCATATAAACCTGAAGATAAAGTCCCAATTAGGGTCATTTCCACTATCAGGTCTGTATCCCAAATAGGGAGTTGCGTCATCGTCAGTAGCAGCAGTCCCCGCTGCTCCAACTAATGTAGCCCAAGCAAGTCCTCCTGCATCTACGTGCTTAACAATTCCGTCAACTGTGCTACTTTCTGGGTCTGGGTCTGGGTAAAAAGTACCAGTAGCATTTAAGGCAATGTACCCAGGCAACCCGTCCCATTTTAGAACACCCCCTAGGAGGCTCTGACGCTTCATTAGCCAGCTTAAATAACCAAAGTTAATATCTAGGTCAAATGGGTTCCTTTTAAGAACTATCTTCCTGTTACCCGCCCAACTACATATCTCTTCTAGTGGTCTAGTTTCCTTCTCTTTCGTATGATAGTAGACGGGCTTAACGTGAACTACATCTGTTGTTGAGCCATTAGCCATTAAAAACCTAGATACGTGAAAGTAATATCTTCCATTTATTCGGGGGGCTGGTATCTCTTCTAAAATCTCCCCCTTAATAAGAACTCTATCAGTATTCAAACACCCTATCTTAGTTTTAGTCAACATTTATTTTATAAGTAACGATTAACAAATCGTTAGCTATCATATTCTTTGTAGCAAAGGTAGTTCTTCCTATCATTATCCCCCCAGAAGCTGTAGAGGTATCAAACACTCCGACCCCTCTGACTGCTTGAGTTCCAGAAGCTGTCCAAGTGTGAACTAACTGAGCTGTATCGTTAGTATCGTCTGTGGTTACTCTAGTACAAGTAGCTGCTGCTCTTCCACAATCATTAGCTGTTATCTCTGTAACTAGAGCTGTATCAGCTGCCGTAGCCGCGGTTGAAGAAGCATCTAACGCTAACCACTTGAAGCCACCAGAGGTTGCTTCATTAATTAACCCTGCCACCTCGGCTTTCCCAGTTGTGGTAGCAGTATTGTGTATTTCTACTCTTGATATTTCCTTACCGTTCCTTTTGTGGGTAATAACAAATAACCCGTTCATAACTATTGAACCATCAGGAACGATTGCAGGTTTTAATCTCATATTTGGTCGCTGTCATCGGGTCTGACCCTTGCCTTCATATCCCTATGACGATTGCCGTAAAATTCTTGTAATTCGACTTTAAGTTCTTTTATTTCTCTTTTAATTGGATTAACTCTATCCCACATCTTTCTTCCTATAGCATAATCTAAGGCTGCCCCTAGTGAGAGTATCCTGTGAAATGGTCTAGCAAACCCTGGCTCTGTCGTAGTAGATGAGCTGGTAAATACACTTATATCTCTTGTAAAATATAGTTTTAACCCTGCTGTGGTTGTTACATCTCCTGCTGCTGGTGCGGGGTAAAGGAATACTGAAGCTCCTACTAAGTCGTAGTAAGCTGGGAACCCATCCTCCTTATAAAACTCTGACATAGATGAACCTTTAATCTGACCCTTGTCTAATGGCTTTATTAGATGATAACTACCCTCGCTATCTAAAACCTCAACCCTGTCTATCTTCTGGGCAGTGGTGGGAAGAGCATAATCTTGCTGGGCATCTACTAAATCAGCGGTAGCAATAGGGAAGTCTGTATAATTTGAGTCATCATACTCCCAAGTGCCAGTTGCCTGCCATATCCAAGTGTTAGCTTTTCTATACCATTCATTTACATTTCGGGTTTTATCTTCTATCGGATAGGAAGATGTGTCAGTCATACTAAAACCAAGATGTTGGTTAATATCCTGACATATCCCTAAATAATTTGTTTCGTCATTATATTCCATTTATTTGTCCTTGTTTATTTATACAATATTAAAGTTACTCCATTTAAAGTTACTTGACCCGCTTCTTGGGCTACTTGAAACACTTTTTGTATCCCAGCATTATAATAATCCTTTTTCACCCCTTCGTACCATTTGGTTCCGAAGTACCAGCCATTAAGCAATAAAACTACCAGTAAAATCATTATTATTTTATTCTCATTCATAAATATTAAAGCTTTTTTTGTTTTCATAATTATTTTACTATTATTAGTCTGTTTCTTGCTTCTTCTTCAGCAGTAGAGACATCCCCAATTATACAAGCACCATCATCTCCGCCATCATCGTCAACATAACAAATCACAATTTTGTTACTACTTATTAAGGCTGCACTAATTCCAAACACAGTTCCAGTATCCCAGTCTTCATTGCTTCCTGGCGTAATCGTTGTTCCACTAAATGATGATAAAACAGACTCCCCATCATCTGTATCGTCATCGTCTTCGTATGCAGCTACAAATCTGCTACTATCTACTACTGCTATTCCAACAGCCCCAATGTCATTGCTTTCTATGGTAGCCTCTGTTCCGAAAGTTATCGCACCACTTGAAACTGTTGCTATTTTAGCCCTAAGAGAACGAGTTGCATCAGCTGTATCCCCCCAACCAACCACAAATTTATCTGTTGTGATTTGTTCCACAGTTCCACTACCAGTACCAGTTCCCTCATACTCATATTCAGTTCCATTTGCCGTTATCGTCCTTGTAGATACAGTTGCAACCTCACACACACCATCAGACTGAGCATCATTAAAGCAAGTAACAAACTTATCAGTATCTAGCTGAGCTGAACCAACTAATATTGTACTATCTTCTGTCATCACAACACTTGTTCCAGCTGTTATTGTTGTCCCAGAAACCGTAGCAGCTTTTACACGAGTTCTCGTATTATCGTTTTGCCAAGCAAGAACAAACTTATCAGTATCTAGCTGAGCTGATGATATTCCTCCAGCAACATCGGAGTAAAGACCAAATGCAGTAGTTGTCCCAAGTGTTATCGTCCTTGTAGATACAGTTCCTACGGTACAGTTAGGGTCATTACCAGAATCTTCCCAACAATGAACAAATTTATCGGTATCTAATTTTGAACATGTTCCAACATAACCCCCACCAGCAACTCCGTTTCCTGAAACAGAAACAACTGTTCCAAATGTCATTGTAGTTCCAGAAACTGTTCCAACTCTAGCTTTTATTTCACTAGAATCGGTATTGTCCCTAAAAACCACTACAAACTTATCTGAATCAATTTCACACACAGCTTCTCCACCAATCATTGACGAGTCTCCAGTTTCAAAATCTTGTGTTGTTCCGTAGGTAACATCTGCATCAGTATAAATTGGATATTTAACTTTTCTTAACCAATCAACTGGTAAATTTTTAATAAAATACAATTTATTATTATCTTTTCTCAAATAACTAATGAGTTTAACTTTGTCGTTCTCAAGACGACAATTCATTTCTCCTCCTTCATTATCACAAACCTCCACCTCAGAACTATCCCAAGCCATCGGTTGCTCTAAATAAGAGTAATCTCCTAAGCGAATAGTTTCTGTTATTTCAAATTCATCGTGCTTGTTCCAGCCATCTATAATCATATTAGTTTCTACTTCAAAGACTATTTCAAGATATTCTGCACCCTCTGGGATTTCCCCCAGAGCCTCTAAGGAATCTATCTTAACTATCTTTTCGAATACCCTCTCCCCAAAGTTCATATCTATATCTATCCCCTTTCCAAAGGCATCTTCATACTTATAATTCTTTTTGTTAATCTTTGCTTTTTTAGGTTTAATATCCTTAAACTTGCTATTATCCCACCTCATCTCTGTTGGCTTAAAGGAAAAGTATTTATCATCTAGTTGATATTTTAAAGGTTGTTCTGCTGTTATCTCCTCACTGAGAACAGCATCATAATTCAAAACTCCTATCTTATAGGTATTATTTTCAGGAGCTGTTACATATTCTATCGGATATTTTGTTGGAGCAATAACTAAGGTAGCAGCAGTAGCAACTCCAAGAATCCCTATTCCTATAAGGACTTTCTTTACATTTATTTTGACCCAGCTCCAAGCGTTATTTAATTTTGTTTTTATCCATTTCATATTAGTCTGCAGTTATTGTATATGCCCCATCAGCATCACAGGTTATACTTTCCAAAGCGTTAGTTCCGTCTGATATTACTAAAGCTATTGAAGTCCCTCCATCTACCTGACAATAGACATCTGTTACTGTTATAGCCTGTCTTGGAAAGAAGAATGGAATATTATCATCAGCATCTACTGGGTCTTCTAAAACAAAGCATATTTCCTTTTGATATGTTAGAACTCTTTGAGCTGACCCATAATAAAGGAATTGGTCTGAAGTAGTATCTATCGCTACCTCTCCTGCTTCACTAGGGTCAGTTACGGTAGCACCTTGTGGAATTTCTAAATCTCCTCCACCAAAATCCCATCTACCAGTAAAGGCAAAATTACCATCGTCATCTATGTCTGCATCTATAATTGAATTATCAGCTAATTCTCCTGCTGTTATATTTCCCCAAACGACAGCTCCTCCAGCCGATAAATCAGTTAATTCCCCCCAATTAATGTCAGCATCATCAACTGAATCATCTGGTAAGTTAATATCAGCAGTTCCATTAAAAGTCATTGTAGGAGTGCCATCAAAGCCAACATAGTTAACTCCTCCACCATCTCCTATTTGAAAATCTGCAACATTGAGTTCAATGGTATAGGCAGCAAAGTCTATTTCATCATTAGCGTCAGGATTCCCTATGTCGTCCCAAGCAGTAGCTCCTCCTGAATCAGCATCTTGTTGCCAACTTAAATTTCCTGATCCATCAGTTTTAAGGACATAGTCAGCGTTTCCATCTACAATTGGAAATGTGAATGCTGAATTGATCGTTAAGGTAGCAACATCTAATACCCCTGTTACTGTGTCCCCTGCTGTTAAAACAAAAACATCATCTACATTAAAGGTTGTTCCGTCTAAGGTTAAATTAGTTCCTCCTAGATAAGTAGTATCAGTATCTGTATAATTCCCAGCGTGGATATTAGTTGCTCCTTGGTCTATTGTCCAATCAATATGCTCATTAGCCACAAAGTTATCTAAGGCATCGTGGTCGCAAGTTATTGCTCCATTTGAAGCTATCGTGCAATCATTACTCATTGCTACCCCAACTGGATTGTTAGAAGCATCTCCGACATAAATATAATTATCAGTCAAAGTCATATCTGTCAAAGCATTCCAATAACCTGCCGCAGTGTTTTCTGCTTCAGTCCAAACATCAAAACAACTCTCAACTGCCCCTAAAGCATCAACGCCTAGAGGAGCTTGTCCAGCATTACAATTAGCTCCATTAGCAGCTAAAGCTGTTGCAGTTGATGAATTACCTGTTAATGCTCCTATAAAGCTCGTAGAAGTGATCGAGGTGGCTCCAGTGATCGTTCCTCCTGCTACCGTAAGAGTTCCATCGCTCATTGTTGTTACCGTCAGCATATCCATTGTGTCGGTAGCATTCAAAACATATCAATTTGTTCCATTACAAGAGAAGTCTCCAAAATCTGAATTAGCGAGGTCATCTGGCTCAATCTCTCCCACTGTTATCTGTTGAGTTGACAAAGTTAAATAATCCTGTCCTGTTAGGGTTACTAAAGCGTGATGTGCATCATTATCTCCTGCGTGAGTCGCTATTGCTGAATCTATTTCTGTAGTAGCATCTAACCAACTTAGATTTCCCGAACCATCACTTGTAATAAACTCTCCAGAAGCCCCATCTACATTAGGAAACGAATAAGCATTATTAACTGTTATACTTGCTATTGTTAATACCCCATTCTCATCCCAACTCCACAATGTAGTAGTACCAGTTTTTACAGTAGTCGGAGTTGGAGTCCCTGGATCTGGTCCAGCTGTCCTTATAATCTTTATCCAATAACCTGTTGAACTATCACCTCCCCCTGGATCTCCATCATTAGTCCAAGAACCAGAAATGTCATCTACATTCCAATGGATAAGTCCACTCTGAATAAATCCATCAGTAGCATCTGCTGGATAAAACTGTGTCCAAGTATCAGCCGCCGTATTATACCAAAATGTAGGAGTTACTGTTTTAGTTCCTTCAACTCCCATTATCACTGATATTTCAGAAAATTGGGTTGCTGAACCAATATATACTTCATCGCTATTCTGAACAAAGATTTCTGAACCATCTACTCCATCAGCCCAAGTAGAACCACCACCTGTCTTTTCTCCAGCGTATTCTGTTTGAGATGGAGTTGTATAAGTTCCTATGCGTTGATGTACTGGAGATACATAAGAATGAACCCCAATAGCAGCAATCTCTCCAGATGGAACTCCATTTGAAGTTGAAATATCGAAAGCGTGAATTTCAGAATTAGCGTGTAGGTTCCCAGAATCAATTATCATATCATAAGCCGTAAAAGATTCTCCTGCCGTAGCCGAAACAGAGAAATCGTGCTGAATATCCCCCTCAGTTATATGCAAAGCATCTCCAGCCGCCCTAGCAGGACCAGTAAGTCCACTAGGCATTACCAATCTAAGTGCCTCAATGCTTTCAGGGACATTTGTAATATCTACTCCACCTAGGTTTATAGCCAAGCCCCTAATTCTTGTATCAGCACCATTTGGATCTAAGTTTTCCCCAGTTAGCCTTAATAATGTAATGTGTTCCTCTGCTTCTAATACTTCAGTAGGATTTATGTTAAAAAGTCTATTTCCTATTCCAGTATATGAAAATGGATTTAAGGATATTGAACCATTACTAGCAACTGATAAAACATCCCCCTCAACAATATTAGTAAAAGTTAAGAAGTCTTTATTAGCATCTGAGGCTATATCAAGAATACTATCTGTTCCTATAAAACAAGCACCAGAAGCACAGTTACCTACATCAGTTATATCTCCTGCCCCTGCTGCTGCCCACGATAAAAGTCCAGAACCATCTGTCTGTAAAACCTCATTAGCATTCCCATCGGCATTAGGAAAAACATAAGCTGAATTAACATTAAGTGTTGCCACTGTTAAAATATGTGCTGTACTATCATCAGCATTATTTAAAAGATAAATATCCTCTATTTCAGTTGCGTTTATGCAATTCGTGCAAGTTAAATCATCTGAAGTATCTGCTTTAGGCCAATCATTACCAACTGCTATTAAAAGTTTATCGGCCGCCGATTCTGTAAAGATTGAATTAGTATCTCCTGTTATTGCTATCTCGCTTAAATCCGTTGAATCATCTCCTCCGTCATCTCCTATATCTAAAACAATAGCTGAACCTCCTGCTCCAGTAGCATCAGCAGCACAATCCCAATCATCAGCTCCTGTTCTTTTAAGAATCTCTCCAGCTGAACATATTACTCCATCTGGCAATAATTCTCCATAAAAAGCTATATCCTCTACCCATAACTTTTTAACCTTTTTTGTTGATAAACCAATACTAGATGTATCGTCAGTTCGGGGGATAATATCATCTACTGTTTTCCAGTATTGACCTAATGAAGCATTAGCAACCCCTGCAATAAATATACAGATAATTACTACTCCTAGTATTTTTTGTATTTTGCTCATATTTTAGTAATGTATTAAAATAAGTTTTTCCCCACTATCTGGAGCAAAACTTAAAGTTATCGTATTTCCTGACCTTGTGAATTCCTGACCTTGCAGTATTAGCCCACCATTTAAGTATCCAAATTGGATTGCCCCAATTTTACCAACATTAAATGAGGTAGTAAAACCATCTAATAACGTGGACAGGTCTGTTTGTTTTAATAAATATCTATTATCTGATATTGCTGTGCCATAAGAACTTTTATCTGGCATACCCCAATTAAAGAACCTACCACCCTTACCTGTAGAGCCACCACTACCGCCTAATGGAATAGCTACCCTATCTATATACTTGATAAGTTCCTTTTTAAGTTTCTTTAGTTCCTTATAATCAACCTTTCCGTCTTTTCCATCCTTTCCGTCTTCCCCATCTTTTCCGTCTCTACCATCTACTCCATCAGCCCCCTTTTCACCTCTTGGGCCAGTATCTCCTGTCATTCCTCGTTCTCCTTTATCTCCCTTATCTCCCTTATCACCTTTATCTCCTTTTGGACCAACCACAGTATCACCCTTATCACCCTTTGGACCCATATTACCCTTAATTTGAGAAGCTCCCTCTATCCTAAATACAGGTTCTGGCACTGGCTTCTCTTCCTTATACTCGTTATATTCCTTAGGGCTAAAACCTCTATCTGTAATAACCTTATTTACAAGTACCTGAAACTCAGGTGAGGTTATATCTTCACCATCTTTTAAGACATCGTCTTCAAGTTTACTTATCAACTTTTCTATCCTTAGATATTGACTTTTTGTCATTTTGTATGTCCTTGTTTTCTTTTTTTAACCTTGATATTTCCTTGTTCAATTCATTATAACCCAGCCAAATGTTTCTTATATCTATTGTAGTCCAATGAGAACACTTCATATTGAGGTCGCACCAAACTTTATATCCCCTTTCTTTGGCTCGCTTACAGAAATTAACATCTAAACCTTTTGTTTTAATACCCTCTGGGTCATACTCATTTCTAAAAGGAAACTCTATATTCTCTAATACCTCCCTCTTAATCATCATTACCCCTGAACCTATACCATCACATTCTACTACCCCAGAGTTTTCCTCTATATCCATCAGGTCGTAGAGTTTCTCTTTATTCATCTTCAACCCAAGCGGGATAATCATATTCCTCATAAAAGCGAAACATAAACCTCCTATAATGTCTTTCTCGTAATCTGCTAAATCTAGGACATTCTCTGGTGGGATATTATCCCCGTCTATCATTAACAGATAATCCATTCCACTCTCTAAAAATCTCTTAACTATTGTGTTCCTATTGTGGGTTATTGGCTTATGAGCTGGATACCCAATATATATATTATACTTTCTTTGTTCTGGTAACCTTGCCAATAGTGTTGCTAGCTCTGGTCTAATCCACCCCTGATTAAGAACAGCTATGTAAATCGATTTATTCTTCATTTCCTTGTAGCTTAATGAACAACAACTTGTTTTTCATAAAACTCTTTTATCTTATTAGTAATAAACTTAACATCCTCGTGGGTTAAACCTACATAAGTAGGAAGATACATTCCTTCCTCTGATAATCTATAGGCATTTAACTCTGTATGTTTAGGACTATAATACATCTTCTGCATAGACATTGGCTTAAAGTAATGTCTTGTTTCTATACCCTCTTTTTCTAGGTAATCCATTAGCTCTTGCTTCTGTTCTGCTAAAATATCATATACCCAGACAACTTTTCTCTTTGGCATCAAGGTAATCTGTGGAATATCTTTTAACTTCTCACTATACCATTTCTCAACTTGCTTTCTTTTCTCTAGGAAGCCATCTAATTGCTCTAACTGAGCTAGGGCTATTGCTGCCTGTAAAGAAGTGTATCTGAAGTTAAACCCTATCTCTCTATGTAGAAATGTATGCTTAGGGTCAAAAGCCATATTTCTTAAATACTTCATTCTTTCTGCTAACTTCTCATCATTAGTTAAACATATTCCACCCTCGCCAGAAGTAAGTATCTTATTCCCAAATAGGGCATAACAAGCTATATCTCCTTGAGCATTACATCCGTGAGCTAATGCCATATCAGCAATAACCTTCAAGTTAAAATCCTTAGCAATCTTGTTAATCTCTTTCATATTTGGTTCTCTGCCATATATCCATACTGGCATTATAACCTTTGTCTTGGGGGTAATAGCATCTCTTATCTTATTGACATCTATAACTAATTCATTATTACAATCTACAAACTTTGGGGTCCCATTATTATAAGTTACAGGCCAAGCAGAAGCTACCATTGTAAACTCTGGGACTATAACCTCATCTCCTTCTTTTACATTTAAAGCTGCGACAGCGAGGGTCAAAGCAGTGGTTCCTGAAGTAGTAGCTACTCCATACTTATAACCGTGTCTTTTTGCGTGAGCTTTCTCAAAGTCTTTTACAAATCTCCCGTGCCAAGATATAAATCCACTCTTGACTGCTTCAGTTACATATTTTAATTCATTACCCTTAAAGCTAGGGTTTGCTACGTGATATTTCATATTATTTAGAAGCTAAATCTGCTTCTGTCATTATTTTTACTAATTCTTTAAATTTTACTTTCGGCTCCCAGCCAAGAACCTCTTTTGCTTTTGTAGCATCTCCTATCAAGTGGTCTGTTTCCGAGGGTCTAATATACCTCTTATCAACTACAACATAGTCTTTCCAATTTCTACCAACTACTGAAAATGCTTCTTTAACAAAGTCTTTAACGGTGTGACTTTCACCAGTGGCTATTATAAAGTCTTCTGGTTTATCTTGTTGAAGCATCTGCCACATAGCGTCTGTATACTCTGGTGCGTAACCCCAATCTCTTTTAGCATCTAAGTTACCTAAGAATATCTTGCTCTGCTTACCCTTAACAATATCTGCTATGCCTGTCGTAATCTTCCTCGTAATAAAGTTCTTTCCTCGCCTTGGGCTTTCGTGGTTAAAGAGTATTCCTTTTACAATGAACATTCCGTATGCGTTCTTATACACCTCACACATCTTATGAGCATATAGCTTAGCTACACTATAAGGACTCTTTGGGTTAAATGGGGTATCCTCACTTTGGGGTATCTCCTTACTACCATCAAATAATTCAGAAGTAGATGCCTGATATATCTTTGAATTTAACCCCAGTATTCTAATTGCTTCTAAAAGGTTTAGTACCCCCACTCCTGTTGCCTGTGCTGTATAACAAGGTATCTCCCAAGATATACCTACGTGACTTTGAGCCGCCAAATTATATATCTCATCTGGCTTCACCTTCCTTAAAATATTCACCAAACTAGCCATATCTTCCATATCTCCATAGTGAAGATTAAGATTACCTATATGGTCTATATTTTCCCTATTAAAGGTAGCTGAACGCCTAACCAATCCGTGAACCTCATATCCTTTCTCTATCAGTTGTTCAGAAAGATAACTTCCGTCCTGTCCAGTTGCCCCTGTTATAAATGCTGTTTTTCTCATAATAATGATTTAAAGGTTTCTATGTATTTATCATGTAGCACTTTCCAATCAAATCCTTTAGCTATTTCCCCAGCTTTCTTGCTATCTTCAGTAATATCCTTATGTGCCCACTCATCTATCTTCTTAGCTATTTTAATTGGGTCCAACTCTGCCATCTCTATTACCCTACATTCAGGGCATACTCTTCCAAACTGCCACTTCTTAGGTTCAAAGAACCATTCCTTTGGCATGTAGTCATTGTGAGGATAAAAGTTAGTTGAGAGAACTGGCATCCCAGATGATAGTGCTTCTTGTATCGGTAAAGATAACCCGTCAAACTTGTGGGGAAATAGAAATACATCTCCCTCGCTATAAAGTGCCTCTGGCTTCTTATTCATAACTTCCATTGTAACTCTTGGGTCATTTATTGGGTCTACTATTACTTGTGAACGAATCAAAAACTTAACATCTGATTTTACTAATGGTATAACTTTCTTTAATTCTTCATATCCGTTCCTTCCACCTGTGCCCCCACCACCATTATTGAATACAAATGTTTCCGCCTTGGTTCTTAACTTGAATGGGAAATCATCTCTATTTACTGGTATTGGTAAAAACTTCTTTGGTTCTTTATAAGTATCGTAGTCTAACTTAGATGGACATAGATATAAGTCTGGTTCTACCATTGACTTTGGCTCTGACCATTCATAGTTTGGCATTATAACTGTTTTAATCCCCCTCTTCTTTGCTTCTGAAACTACATTCCAATTATAGGGTGTTTCCATAATTAGAACTAAGTTTATATCTTGTAAAAATTCATCTATCTCTTCTAGGGTTGGTCTGCCCATTGAACATATTACCCCCTTTGGGTAAAGCATTGGATTATCAAACCTTCCACTAAGAACGATAAGCTCTTTTGATATTTCGTGTATGTTTTTCCAGAAGTCGTAGGATAGTCTACCTAGACCTCCAACATCACAGCGGGCGACTAACCCGATTTTTAATTCCTTGTTCTTCATAATATTTCGTATTCTTTTTCGCCCTCGCACCAGAGGACTATTACTTTTTTACATATTCTTTGAAGTTCCTTTTTCATTTCGGGCCAGTAAATACTATCAGCCATTCCTATCGCTATCCCCCAATCAAATGACTTATCATCAAATTCAGTACCTCTTATATCTCCTAAGATAAACTTTCTTTTAGGAAACTTTCTCCTAGCTTCGTTTATAAAGAATGGTGTACAATCTATTCCGATATAGTCAGTAATCTTATTACCCAGAAATTTAGTTATTCTTCCATAACCACAACCAGCGTCTAATACTCTCCCAGAACAATGTCTATTGATAATCTCCTCTTGTTTTAGATTTACACTATTCCAATCTACTTTCTGAACAGCCATCTCAAATGACTTACTCTCTTTAAACCTTCTTTCCCAGAACGAAGACTTACAAAAATCTACGTCTTTGGGAGTATCTTTTTCAATCTGTCGCTGATTCTCTTTGCCATTATCCATGGTAAGAACTTCTCATTTACTCTCTTATATGCCCTCTCGACCTTTTCTTTAACCTCATCAGAATCTCTATTCTTCCATAACCACCTCACTTTGTTTTCAAAATCCATTTTTGAATCTCTATCGAAGTAATAAACATCATCACCCCAGACTTCCTTATTCCCAGCACAATCACTTATTAAACAGGGCTTCCTGCAATAAGATGCTTCCATTGTTCCTAATCCACCAATCGATTCTTCTCTGCTAGCTAGTACCCACATACCACAATTCTGCATTGTTCTAATATAATCTATTCTTGAATTCTCGTGAGGGTGATACTTTTTAAAGGGAATACCTAGGTTTTCTCCCGCTTGAACAAACCACTCAAACCTCTTGTTCTTATCCTTCCTAGACGCTTGAAACATATATCCCACGTCTTTCTTCTTCTCTTCAAATTCCCAAGGTTTAATAAAGGCATAAGTGTAGAACTCACTCTTTATTCCTGTTTCCTTTTCGCACTTATCTGCCTCGGACTTAGATGATGTCCACACCTCTAAAGAGTCTTTCATAAGTTCAATAAACTCTGGCCACCCATCTTCTGTTTTATCTATATAATCATACCAATCCCAGTTGAGGGTGATTAACGGAATTTTAGGAAACTCCTCGTGGAAGTCTTTTATTATAGGCCACTGAGTATGACTCATACCAAGAATGACATCACAGTCTTCGCTACAGTTATTTACTAAGACTTCGTGTCTAAACGCTATTAACTCTCTTATTATATGACCCTGCCAGTCGGCAGTTTGTATTGGTATTATAAGTGCTATTTTCATACAAAATATTTTAAGTAATCTTTTAATGGTTTTAATGTTAATTGTTTATTTTCTTGCCAGTTTTTATCTGGTAATTTCCAACCCTTTCCATATCTATCCTCAAGATATTGTTTTGGATTATTCGGAACTTTTACTTTTAATCCTTTGAATGTTATCTCTTTAAGGTCGTCTAAATAATTATTATTTACAACTGTTGAATATTCACCGTTAGTGTAACTTACATATTCTTCCTTAGCTTTAAACCAATAGTAAATATCCATTTTAAAATCATCTTTTATTATATAGTGAGATGATATGAAGTTACCTCGCCTATGTTCACCAAATGTACCTATCGTATAAAACTTACTAGCTATTCTTTGAATTTTTATCCTATCTTTCCTCATAATAGAAATGTCTATATCTTTATCCCATTCTATAAAGTCCCCATCTCTTATTGCCCCAAGAAGTGTTCCACTCTCTAGCCAAAACTCAATACCTGCTTCGTCTAACACTTTTTTAACGTTATATAAAAATTTATACTTTTCCCTTGATGTCATTGATTATTTTAGTAGTTGATATTTCTTTCGTATAAGGTAATAATATAACCTTTGTTCCTATGCTATCAAGATACTTCTGGCCTTTTGGCTTCATCTCACTTCCGTGAACTACAATATCTGGTTTTAGTATCTTCATTAAGTAGGTTTCATTGACATCTTCTTGTGGTAAAACTATATCAGCAAACTCTTTAACTATCTCACACCTTTTATTAAATGAAATAACTGGTTTTCGTTTCCATTTTGTTGCTGCTTCATCTGTCAGTACACCTACAATAATCACATCTCCAAAGTTTCTAGCTGCCTTTAATAATCTTAGGTGTCCTATATGAAATAAATCCCACGTTCCTCCTAAATATACAATCATAATATATTGTTAAGTCTATCGTGAATCCTTTGAGCCATATGTTGTGGCAAAAAGTTCTCCTCGACATATTTCCTATTATTATTAAACTTTCTTTCTTCCCACGCCTCTTTCATTGTATTTTTAAAGCTAGTATAATTATGTGGGTCAAAGAAATAAGCCTTTAAATTCCATAACTCTCTAAATATATCTGTATCTGCTAATACTATAGGTTTTCCATTGTAAGCCCCCTCGATTGGGGTTAACCCAAATCCCTCATAAAGCGAGGGTGACACTAACATAGAACAATTAGATACTCCTTTAATATAATCTTCCCTAGAATTATATCTTGGATGATATGTTTTATACGGTATACCTAATTCCCCACAAGCACTCTCAAACCAATTAAACCTTTTATACCAAGTATCCCTTGAAGCCATTACAGCGTAGTTTTTATCACTTGTTTTACCCCATTCCTCTGGGACAATATATCCATAAATAGGAACACTGTCTATTCCAGTTGATAATTTAAGCATCTCCCTAGCGTTTTCAGATGCAGACCATACCTCTGCTGAATCTTTCATCAATGATATGTATTCTCTTTCTGGCATAAGATTATTATCAACCCACGGATACCAATCCCAATTATAAGTTATCACTTTTATTTTGGGATATTTAGCACGAAGCTGATTCACCCTATAAAGTTGAGAGATACTCATACAGATAATCACATCACAATCTTCTTCACATATATTATCTAAGACCTCATATTCTTTCTTCAATTCCTGAGCAACCCACCACAAGAAATTCTTATTATCCTTACATACCCCCATTTGGGGATAATTGAAACTAATCTTTATTTTTTTTGTCGTTTCTTTCGGCATAACATTTTAAGCATAATTGATATTCAACCTCTCCATCTTTAATACTTTTAATCTCTGCCTGACTATCACACTTATCACATAAGGATATTGGAACACTATATTTTCTAGCGTTGGCATGATAATTACCACTTGGTCTTCCCTTTAACCCGTACCTCTTTGCTTCCCTATAAAAGGCATCTGTCTTCCTAGTGCCAGACGGCTTTGTCCCTCTTGTAAGGTCTTGGTCAAACCCTTTATAATGTTTGAGTTCAGACATTTTTCCAGCAATAAGAGATTATCTTAGGATAATGCTCTTTGGTGAATATAAACTCTTCGACCCTTCCATAATCTTTCATAAGGTCTGTCATGTCCCCTGTTTCAAATGACCACATATGGCTAAAGTCTACTGCTCGCTCTCTAGTTACGTCTTCTCTTTCTGGTGTTGAAATAACAAATACTCCACCTGGTTTTAATATCCTCATAGCCTCTTTTACTAAGTCTACTGGGTCTTCCATGTGTTCTATCAATTCCCCCGCGATAATATAGTCAAAGAAGTTATCCTTATAAGGAGTATCAAGACAATCACCAATCACATAGTTTATAGTCGGATACTTCTTCCTAAGAAACTCTATAAGTTTAGGTGCGAAATCTAACGCATAAAAGTTAGAGTCCTTAAACTTCTTTTTAAGGTGCAAACCTGCAGGTGAATCACCTATTCCCAAATCAAGGTAATTACCGCCCTTGAAATACTTACTCATCTCATCAAATCTTTCATCATCAGCTGGATTTAACCATTTGTTCTCTGACATTCTCTTCAAAAGCGTTTCATCAAAAAACTCTGGACTATTTCGATTTTCTTGTCTTAGTCGCTTCATTTTTCCTTGTTTTAGTTTCTTTACTTGGTTTTAATAAGTTTACAACCCTTGGAACAACTTCGGAGTTTAGTCTTTCTAATTCGACTAACATTTCCAACCACGTATTCAGGGCATATCTCTTATAGTCATCAAAGTTTTCGTCCTGAAATATTCTGGAAATATGACACTCCCCCTTTTCAAAGGTTACTTTTAATTCCTTCTCCATTTATTTTGTTAAGCATTTCCTCTACCCTATGTTTATAGGTGAATTCAGAAATGCAATGTTTATAACCTGCGTCTTGTATTTTTTTCCTTTCATCCTCGTGCTCTAAATAATAGTCTATTGTGTCAAATAGTTCTTGGTTAGTCTTGTATCCAGCAAAATGCCTTCCTTCTAACCAACCTTCTTCCTTTAACCCGTATAGGTCTGGGTGGATTAGAAACCCGCCAGAACCGAGGGTCAAATAGAACCTTGAAGACCAATAGAACTCATCACTTGGATGTCTTGGTGCTACTACTATTTTTGCCGACCTACATAAATCGTATAAATCTCTATTGAACACGTTATTAAACTTCTTATACTTCTTCCCGTATTTTGATTGGATTGCTCTATCAAAACCTTCTCTCCCTTCGTAGATATTACCAGTAAAGGCAATATCACATTTGTATTCTTCTCTGACTTTCCCAAGACTCGTATCTTCATTCCCGATACCTTGTCTTAACGGAAACATATTCTTGAAACTATGTCTTTTAACAAAGGTTTCATCTGTCAAGAACACATAATCACAATAAGATGCTACGTATTCTATATATTCCTCCCTATCTGGAAATACCTTATCAAGGTACCAGCATACCTTTGGGCAAGTTATATAGGTTAATAACTTAACCAATAAGTCTAACCCAATGTATTGACTTACTCCACCCTTATGAAATAGAAACATATCTGCGTCATTGTTCTCTAATATCTTAATATCAACTCTGTTCTCTACATTTTCATCTCTATCATAGTCTTTAAATTCAGACTCATCTATCGCTAAAACTGTATGTCCCAGCTCTTCTAAGGCGTATTTAATATGTCTTTCAGTTGAATCCGACAACGGATTATCAAAATTACCCAAATATAATATCTTCAATTTTTTCATATAATTCTTAGTGTTCGTTCCCAGACGCCATGGGGCACAGTTCGTCTGGAATATACCCCATGAACGAGCACTGACAAGGAACAATGCTTATGTTGAAGTTGCTAGAATTCTAACACACCTATTAGCATGTAGAATTTTCTTTCCCCAAATCAAGTCTGCGATAATCTTTGTTCTTAGACTTTCACTTGGTTTAGACGTAAAGTCTACTCCAGTTCTTGCATGAGCCATAAATGTAGGGTGAACGATACAGTTAGTAATTCCTAAATCTCCTGATTCTTTTGGAGTGTTAGGTGTTAACGTAACTGGAACCCCGTACAGAATATCATGGGTACCTTGAGGAAGTGATGCTCTACCAAACTGAGATGCATCGTAATACTTCTGTATCGCCATTAAATCGTTCCAGTATACCTTTGGATTGAAATAGAATCTGCATTCGTTCTTCGGTATACTGTTAGATGCAAGGATACTCATAGCATACTCAATATTGGTTGCCACCAAATCTGTGGTAGTCAAACCTGCTCGTGCTGGAACTGTATTTAGTAAACTTGTGCTAGCAAGTAAATCGATTTCTAATTCTCTAGCTAATCTATAACCCATCGCCTTCTGGTATTCTGCTATGATATTAGGTCTCTTCATTATCTCACGTTGTTCAAACTTCGTGATATAATAAGAGGTTCCATACCATTGGTCTACGACTAAGTCTGATTTAGTTTCAGAAATAGCTGTAGCTGTAACATCACCAGAGGTTACAGGAATAGTAGAAGCAGAGAAAACGTCAGAAATATGAGGTATGTGGACGGTGTCTGCATTTCTTACTTCCCCAGAATAATCTAGGAAGAAGTTAGCTGCTGACAACTTCTCAGCCATAAACCTTGTAACTCTAGGAGTCCAAAGCTCCAATTGTGTTAGCTTATAGTTTCTATTCCTATAAGTTCAGACTGTCGCATCCTCTTTCGAGGTCTTCTTGTTCAGTCGTTCGGGCTGCACAGACTTGCCTCTTTTATTCAATTCTTTAATCTCATAATAGTATTTTTCCCTTTTTTCTATCACCTCGTTTTTCAGTTGCTTATAACTATTATTGATTAACTCATAAGAGTTAGAATTAAATGTCTTTAGAAATCTTTTAATTACCCCAGCGTGTTCTTTCTTTATTTTCAGATAAGGATAAACCTTTTCAATAAATGGAGATACTTTTTTAGTGCCTTTAATACACCATACATAAGCATCATTCCACCTATTGTCATTGAATTTCCTTTCTGATAAATAACCGCCGAAACTATTATATAACCAATCTATTAACTCTTTATTGGTTAAACATACTCTTATTCTAGCTTCGTGTTTTCTATTATCTCTTCTTATTTCTAAAGAACCTTCTCCGTCTAATAACCCAGCTACATAGGCTGCGGTTAATTTAGACATTATAGACATAATCCTGCTTGCCTCTTGTTAGCGATTTCAGCTTCCAAGTCAATTAAAGAAGATTTTACCGACCCAATTTTGAACTTAGGCCGAAACACATCATATTTGTCGTCGTCAAAACCTGTACCTACTGTCATCATGGTCTCTAAATCCCTCTGTTTCCTACCTGTTTTACACTAGCGTTCTTCTGAAGAAATTGGCTATATTCCTCATCGGACATCTTGCCAATATCTCCTTTAGTCTTCCCGCCAATATGAGCAGGTGAGGTTGGAGAGGGCGTTCCCTTTTCTTTTTCGACCTTATCCCTCTGTCCTTGAATTGCTGTCTTTACCCAATCATCTTTAGTAGCCTTTATAAGACTATCTATAGACTTATCAGATGCATTACGAGAAATGAAAGCTACTTCTTCTTCGCTATATCCTTCCAGTGCTTTGGCTAATCTTACTACCTCCATCGGATTCGATGAGGTAGGGATTTCCACGTCTTTAGGAGTAGCCTTTTGAAATTCTTTAAGCTCTTTTTGAGCCTTTTCAAACTTTTCCCTATAATGGTCCTTTTGGGCGAGAGCAGACTGCAATTCCTTTGATTTTTCTTCAGGTTTATCGTCCTGTGGAGTTTCAGGAGTCTCCGTCTCCGTTTGGTTTTCTTTGGGAGTTTCCGTCTCCTCTATTGGTTCCTCGTTTCCCCTTTCCTCAATGGAACGGGTTTCTTCACGAGAAACTGGTGCTTGTTCTGCCATTGTTTTTTAAAAGTTTACTCTTTAATTGGTTTTTACGACTTTGCTGTCAAAATCAACGACCTTGTCAAATTCCTGTGAATTTATCTTTTTCATCTTTATCTGTTAGATAAAGTGCTCCTAACCAGTTTTTGAATTCTTTAACCCATTTTATTAACTTATCCCTCTTCTCATCATCTGGTTCGTTTATCACCATTTCCTTAAACATCTCTATGCGTTTTTTAAGCATAGGTTCTATCTGTCTTCTGTATTTCCTTAAAAATTGGGCTTCGTTTTCTAGTATTCTCATATTGCTTGACTAGTTGCTAATGTTGCTGGTTGAACAGGTGCTATTGGTGGAGCTGCAATGCTTCCACCTCTTTGAGCCTGAGCTTCACCTACTGCCTGTTGTAATCCCATTGGTTCTTCATCTAATTGTAAGTCTTTTGGGTTGAACCCAGCTAAGTCCATCATCTTATAGAATATCCTTTTGACCCTCTTATCCTGTAATACGGTTGGATTGGAACCTAACATTTGGAAAATAGTCTGTAAGGTGGTTAGCTTAGCAGCTGTATCTACTTGTTCCCCAGTTATGATTATATCTATCTTATACTTTAAGTCGTCATATAACCCTCGTGGAACAGATAGTTCAGCACTCTTTAACAACTCTGCTTGAATACCTTTTCTAATCTTCCATTGGTCTGGCGAAAGATACTTCTTAGTAGATAACCTCAACTTATTCATTTTCTCATTCAACTTCATCTGGAAGAACTTTTCTGAATTCTCTTCATTCCCCTCTAAAAGGGTCTTGACTAAAATCTTATGCTCTTCCCTTCTTTGGTCTTTAAACTGAGGTAATACCCAATCCCAAAGTATCTCCTTAATAAACATTCCTAATTCTTCCTTTTTCTGTTCAAAGAAACCCATAGCCATTCTAGTTTGGAGAATAGTAGAACCCAACGGAGTTCCTGCTGGACTTCTTCCCCCAGTAATAGGTTCTCTTGTAAAGGTTCTCTTATTGGAGTTTTCTTCCCATCTATTCTTGGCTTCTTGATAAACTGAGAGGTTTCTCTCTTCAACGGCAACAGGATTTAATTCATCATTCATTATTAAAACATCTCCGTCTACAGAGTCGGTCATTAAGTTAGAACCAACGGTTGTATCTCTAGTTTGATAAATATGTTTTGAGGTCCAATGTAATCCCTGAGATTCATAGTTAGCTATTCTATTCAAGTAAATCTGTTCTTCAAATAGTTTCTCCACCTGACCCCTGCCAAATAGTCTGCCATTTAGTCTTTCCCAAGGCAGTTCCTTATACGGGCATTGGTCTTTCTTACTCTCAAAAAGTATCTTATCTGAGTTTTCAACAACTATAAAATAATTATTCTTATTATCCTCAATATAGTTTTCTAAGTAATTCTTAACATAATCTGGTGGGAAATAAGCCTCATATACGATAACAAGCCCATCATTATTGGGTTCTATATTATCTGTGTTTTCCCAGCTATGGGCTTTAGCTTCCTCCTCAAACTCATCCTCAGTGTATTCGTGCTTTTCCACTATTGGGATATTCTTAATACTCATAGCCACTGGATTGACTATCATATTCTGAGGGGGAACTAGAACTATATCATCACCTATCTTCTTAACAAACAGATGCCCATATTTAGGCCAATTAAAAGCATACTCGTTTAACTGTCTACCAAAGTATTTGTCTTTCATCCACATCTTTAATTCCTTGCTCATTAACCAAGAAGGCCAATAAGAGTTCCAGTCCTCAGCTACCAGCATTATATCTTTGGTATCCAAGTCAAGCATCTTTGAATTAGTTTCCACAGCAAAATTAACTATATTGTAAAATATCTTCTTGAACCCCAAGACATCGTTACTAGAATCTCTGAACTTTGAAACCCAATATAAATCAATTAGGTCTATTATATCCTTTTGTCTTGGAGCAAAGGTTGGATTATTCGAAGGAGTTGCATCCTCCCATTGCTTTATTTGGTCTTCAATAATGTCGTGTATTTTGCTCATTTTTTTATTTTAGTTCCATACTTCTTCTTCCACCTCTTATACAATTTAGGCTTATTTCTTCTCATCCAAGCTCTCTGTTTGGAACTTTTGAAAGGCATCTAACTTGATAACCTCTTATTTTGGGCTTTGGTGAAAACTTGTTTTTCACCCGTGGTTTTGACCTTTTCATTCCAAGGCTTAACACCCCAACTTTCTTTAAGAGGATTGCTAGGGTGAACCTTGTTAGGGTCCTTGTTAGCCCATATCTTATGCGTATTTGCTACTTTTCCCATTTTAATTTCCTTGTTTAAATAAACGATTGTGGATTGCGACTTTTCGACCTCTTTTTTAATTCTTCTTTTAATTTATTTGGTTGCTGTGGAACCCCTGGGTTTAACCCCCAAACTGCTAGTGCTAGACTGTCCACACAGTCATCGTGATAGCCTTGAGGAGCCCCATATTGAATATTTCTTAATCTTATCCCTGTTTTCTCATTCAAATACTTGTATTCAAAGGCTTTTAACTCATCTATTAGAACACCCTCGTTTGGTATCTTAATATACTTTTCCTCTGTATAAACTATTAAATTACCTATTAACTCTTCTTTTGCCTTGCCACTAAAGGTGAAATCCTCTACAAATATCCCCGATACCCTTAAATCTTCATAGATTGGCTTTCCTACCCCAGTAGCGTCTATTATTACTCTGGCATTGTTATATCTCTGGGCTTTGGCTATTATCTGCTTCTTTTGAAGGGGGTAATCCCTACCTTTAAACCTGTCTATATGAACTACCTTCTTAGTAGTGGTGTCTATTACCGTCATTACTGTGTAATCTTGTTCTTCTGCCAAGTCAATCCCTATAACATAGAAGTGTCCTGAAACAACATCTTGGTATAGTTCATCTTTTGGCACCACTATGTCATCTATGTTTCTAAATACAACCCCCGAATCTGACACAAACTCTGCCATATACTCCTGTCTAAATAGCAATTCTGGGGTATCTTTTCTAATTATCTCTAGTTCTTCTGGTGTAGTTTCTACTCCATCAGTAGATTTGAATCTAAAGGCTGCGTTCTGGTCTTTTAAGATAGCAAACTTCTTCTGATACCAGTTCTTCCCACGAGGGGTACTAATATAATATGTTTTACCCTTTTTGGTAGCAGAAGCGGTAATTGGTCTTAAATACTGGTGATAAACTTTCTCTGGGATTAAAGCGGCTTCATCTATTACAGCTAAATCTACTCTTTCCCCCAGCATTCCCAAAGGTTCTGTGGTAGATTTACATTGTACCCAGACACTTTCCGATAGTTTAATCTGTGGCTGGGGTCTTGAACTAACATATTGTCCAAACCTCTTATCGTATAATATTAAAAACTTAACCACATAATTAAAGACCTTTTCACATAAAGTATAAGAAGGTGCTACTATAAATATCTTTACTGACTCTCTTTTACCCTTTTTTAGGTCATTTATCCCCTCTAGGAACTCCTTAACTACCAGATAGCCCATTAGCATTGATTTACCCCAACCACGTCCAGCACAGACGATTACCTCTCTTTTCTTACAGTTGATTACGTCCTCTTGACCCCCTCCGTGGGGGTGCCACTTAATCTTATCTTGTAAAAGGGAATGTTTCATACTACATTTAATATACTATTATTAAGCATCATTACTACTTCTAGGTCCCACGGGTCTTCACTAAAACCCCTCTGAGAGGTCCTACAACCCTCGTAGCCGAGCTTTTTAGCTATTTCCGTATCAAACCTCCTACCCCCTGGCAAACTAAGGTATTTCGGTCTTCTGCCTATTTTTTTCTCTATAAGGTCAGCTGAAGTCTTTAGCTCGTATATTATGTCCTTTTCACTCAACTCATCTAGCGGAGTATGGCTATGAGTATGACTTTCTATTGTATTCCCGAACCTAGCCATTTCTTTCAACTGTTTCCAACTACAATATCCTCTGGTTCCTATTTTCTTAGTAGGTACAAAGAAACTTGCCTTTATCCCGTATCTCTTCATTATTGGAAAGGCTATTTCATAATTATCTATTTTCCCGTCATCAAAAGTAATCGCCACTCCTTTCTTCTTACCAATGTCCTCTATCATAATATTCTCCATTACCCTCCTCATATCTTCAAAGAACAAACTCTCCTTTCGGTAGTATAGAAACGGGGCACCCTCGTAACTTCTTCTGTAAAGGTTCTCGTTCACATCTTCGTCTTTTATTATATGGTGATAAAGCAAAATCATTTCTTCATTAGCCAACTACTACTTTGTATCTTATCTCCCTCAAATACCATTTGGATACCATTCTTCTCACAGACCTCTATTTCGGGGATATTATCAGAAGTCCTATCTCCTCCGTTACAAAATATATCAGGCTTCAATCTCTCCAACGTCTTACAGACTGTCCTATCTTCATCTACACTTCGGATTACCTCCTTTACTCCTTTTAGGCTTTTAAGGACCTTGGCTCTTTCCCGTAGCGGCATTATGACCCTACCATATTTCAAGACCTGCTGAACATCATTGTTTAAGATAATATACACCTCTCCCATTCTGGCGGCATTCTGGATATACTCAATATGTCCAACGTGTAACCAGATGAAGTAACCACTTATAGCTATTATCATATCAAGACATGTTTACAGTTCTCATCGCACATTGCCTCGCAATACTTCTTACAATGTTCCCCGTGGGTAGAACAGAAATACATATCACCACCTTTACTATCTTTTTCCTCTATAACCTTAAATTTATCCGTTGGAACGCTAACTCGCGGAACGCTAACTTTAGCGTCCGTTGGAACGCTAACTCCCTTCTCTTGGAACGCTAACTTTCTACATTTATCAGAACAGTACTTAGCTGTTTTCCTTTCACTTATAAACTCTTTTTTACATTGAATACAGTTCATAATGTTTTATTTCACTTTATACTATGGGGGTGATAAATACATATAATTAAACTTCTTGAACTTGCCTTCCCCTCCCCCCTTTATGTGTAAAACATACTCTTTTATGTGTAATTCATTCTCTTTCATTCGTCTTTATGTGTTTGTGTGTGTGAGATAGATTAGCACACTAATAGAAACTTTCACATATAGATTAGCACACTAATAGCACACTAACTACAATTTTGAGATAGATATACTTATATCCTTTTGACCCTTCGGGGGTGATACATACTACTACTTCCATATAGTTAAGCTCTTAAAAGGGCTTAGAATGGCTTGTTTATTCACTATCCCGCGCAATTGTATCAAATAACCCCAAAACCTTGCTCTTCTGAGCTGGGTACAAATCCTTTAGTTTAAGTAACATATCAATAGCCTGAAGTTTAGTTCTTTTATCTTCGTTATTAAAAGCTATGTCGTTTATTTCTGTTATCAAATCTTCATCATCTATTATGCTAGCTAAGAGAGATTGAAAACCCTTGCTTTTAGTAAGGTTAGATGGATTCTTTGCTGTTGCTTCTGAATAACCCGCGTCTTTCATTCCTTTAGATATATTTCCACGATTTTCAATGATGTTCTTAAAAGAGTTCTCTTGTTTTAGAGTTGGTTTTGTTTTGTATTTCATTGTTTTTGAATACTAGCATACTTGGGTTTAGTTGTCAATAATAATAACTTTAACCCCGAAATAGTTATCCACAGCTAGGGGTATTGACATTGATGTTGGCCTGTGATAGTATTAAGACATAGAGAGTACATTATAAACATTTGAAGCAGTCGCCTTAATACTAATGACATTGACAGACATTGACTACATATTGAGGTTTTTATATCCCCGCGTAAGACATACATTTATAAGTCGGTGGAACATAAACCCTTTAAGCAGTCGTCCTAATTGTCAATGGTTGGGGCGACTACTTGAGGGGTTTATTATTTAACCGCTTCTATATGGAGAAGTACATTTAAAATGAAATATAGATTTCACACAAAACTATTTATAGATGTTGAGGGAGAAGACGAGGGAGAGGCTAGAAACAACCTAGTTAACATAATGAAAGATGATGAACAAGACTTTAAAAACAAGTATCACTCATTTATGATTAGAAAAGGGATAGACGATTACGAAACAATAAAAACAGAAGATTAGTAGTTTTATATCCTCTCTTGAATAAGCACCATATTGCTATTTGAGGGAGGTCATAAGATTATTAATAACCCCCAGAGTGGGGGAAAAGAATATGGCTAAATTAACCATTGCTACGGCACATAGTGAGAACTATAAAAGGGATAAAGGGAAAAGGATTGAGATTGAGCTACAAGGAGGAAGTCCTTATTTCCAATACATTTGGATAGATGATGTCCTCTACACCATAACTAAGACCACAAGAGGAGTAAACATTAAGAGATTGAAATAGTCCCTTGTTAAGAGTTATCAACTTGTTGGTAGCTCTTATACAAGAGGAGTATGAGTAACCCCGTTCATTAACAATGAAAAAGGTAAAAGATTTTACAAAAGCAGAAAGACAATTTTACGATTGGATAAGCCAAAATTATTATAGCATTCATAGAAGAAACATATATACTGGAAGCGATAAAGGAGAAGAACAAAAATCAACTTTTGTCAATAGAATATTTAAATGGTTTGACATTAAAAAGAAAACCAAATAGGAAAAGATTATAAACTAATAATCCTCGTTCCAAATACACAGGAACAAGGAAAATAATATGAAATATGTAATAGAAGATATAGGCAATGGTTGGTACGATTTTAAAAACATTCCACAAGGATATGTTAAAATCAACGGCCTTAATTGTGGAGATGATGAAGACGCTATAAAATACGGCCAGAAACTTATTGAAAAAGCAGGGATAGAAAACGCAGAGTTAGTTATTGAAGAAGTTTAGCTTTTATAGGGTAGTTATATAATACGGGGATATAACTATCTTATTAAGAGCTATTATAAATTAAGGAGTAATAAAGGTATGAAAACATACATTGTGAAGCACTATAACCCAAATTATAGTGATAGAGGAGAAATAGAAGTTAAAGCTAAAAACGAGAAAGAAGCGTATAAAAAGTTTAATGAATCAAGACCCTATGAAATACCCTACAAAGCAACAGAAAAAATTATTTAATAAAATAATCAGAGCAAGAAAAAATAACAATTTAGAGTGTTTTGAGGACCCAGATTTCTGTTATTTACCAGATGAAGGTGGGGGGAGATTTATCGTTAAGAATGAGAAAGATAAAAGACGATTAAAAGGATTACTAAAAGAGATTAAGATGTGAAAAGAGCTATTATAAACTAAGTCGTAATAAACATATGAAGTTTATTAATAAACACTTTGAGGTTATAGTTATGTTGGGTATCCTTTTGACCCTCGCTTGGTTGATAGCGAGGGAGATATTGACAGGAACTAGTCAGTTGTGGTAACATAATTGACTAGACGGGGATATAAGTGGTGTAATAAATCCTCTTAACCCTCGTCTTAATAGAAAAGCTGGTAATTTGCCAGTAAAAAGACCATTCTAGACATACTTTTAGCCCTGTTGGAAACAACGGGGCTTTTTCTTATACCAATACTAATTGGGGGGGTTTTCTTAAGGTAATTTAGAACCTGTTTTGCTATCCCTTCATCATCTACCCTCATATTAAGGGTCCTAAACTTTGAACCCTTTGGGTATTGCTTGGTTTTTCTACCATAAATCCACCAAGCTTGGAGTATATAAAAGAAGTATCCGATTGGCTCATAAACACGAAAGCTAACCTTTGTTGTTGGCTTGTGCTTCTTAGTTTCCTTCTTGAGGTCGTCTTTAAATTGTTCTACATATCTTTTAACTTCTTTTGTCATACTAATACTAATTGACCAGCTTCTTCATCACTTTAATCATTTCCTTGATGTACTTGGTTGGGCTTTCTTGACATACTTCTGGTATTTCTCTTATTTCTCTTATATGATAGTGTTTTCTTTTTAATATCTTTTTGACCCTCGCAATAGCCGATTTCTCGTCTTTAGCCATAATAATAACCCCTGTTCCATCTAACCAGTTATACCCCTCTACTTTATCCCCCGCAACCATTGTATATTGATACATATTATTTTATGTTAATTTATATAATACTAATTGACTATATCCACAGCCGTGATAGTGGCAACGCTGTACTTGATAGATGCTGTCTTTATAAGTTACTTTACCCCGCCTGAAGAGAGGTTTCTCGCAACAGGGGCATTGTTCTTTTACTTTTGTTCCTAATTTGTAACCCCCTTTTTTGTAGTTTGCTTTGTGGCAACATTGAGAGGTACAATACTTCTTGGAATCTAATAAGGTTTCAAACTCCTTTTTACAATGAGGGCATACCTTCTTCATTTCATTAAAGATATTATTACTCCGAGCCAGAAGCCAGTTATTACTCCCATTATAAAGACTACACCAACATCTAATTTACTCATATTGTTTTATTGCTTCTGAATAATAACCGATAGTTTGGTAACTGCTTGACTTCTCTCTTGTTCTTTTGGCTAGGTTGTTGTACCATTTTACCCCTCGCTTGGCTACAATAGCCTGTTGTATTTTGGGGTTACTCTTATGATGCAATTCAAAATGGCACTTACCACAGAGGGTTACCCCGTTATCTTTATCATACCTTAAATGGCCGAACTGGCTCTTAGGGAAGAAATGGTGGACTTGTAACCTAAATCTATTTGAACAAACTTCACACTCTTTCTTGACTAGAGCTAGAGTCCAAGCCTTATCTGCCCTTTTTCTTAGTTTTGCTTTCTTTGTCATAACCCTCGCTAGTATCTATTAAGTCTTTTAAGTCGTTATAAACCCTCCACACTGAACAGAGGACACAACCGAAAGCGTGGTCTTTACACTTTGTACCCCAGTTGCTCTTTATCCACTTTCTGAATCTTTGGAGGTCAATACCTGTTTTTGTTTTAGCACTTTTACAACCCTGCTGATAGGCAATGTCTAGTTCTTCTTTCATTATTCGGAGGCACTCTCCACAAGGTCTTTTCTTATTCATAATATTAACATCTTTAATTCATCATCGGGGGTTGTTGGTTTCCACCTATACGAGTAGAGATAGTAATCTTTACCCCCGAACTTAGAGATAAACTTCTCTTTGGTTAACTTGTGATAACTCTTTAACCTTTCAGGGGGGATAATCATCTTCTCTTCTCCTACTTCAATAACAAGCTGTTCATTTTTCTTAATACAACGCTGGACATCATAAGAATAGATGTCAACAAATATCCCTCCTTCCCTCGGCGTTAGTTTATTTCTCCTCTTTATCATCTTTTTTTGTTACTTCTTCTAACATATCATAGATTTCCCTGATTGTATCGTCCATCATTTCTATTTTCTTTTCCAAATTAACAAACTCTTTCTTAAGATAAGTAAATAGGGCTTTTTTGTCAATTTCTTCACTCATTTTCCTCTATTACTGGGATATTATCATCACCCTCGGCTTTTGGCTGGGGTTGAAACTTCTCAAAGCTCTTCCAGAATATTCCACCCTCCTTATACTGACCCATCGAAGAAGAAGCACTACAATCCTCACACTTAATCTCTACAAAAGTATAACCTTTTGCCTTTTTGCCTGATAGGGTTACATTCTGACTCTTACAGAGGCTACACTGGCTTGGAGCAGACGCTATCATACCAGCTAGAGCCAGAGCTTCCACATCTTTCGGTTCTTCTATCTCAAACTGAATAGTAGAATTACCTATTTTCTTATTGATTTTTATCTTCATATTTAGCTTGAAGTTCCTCATAGACCTCTTGGGCGGTCATATCAGTGACTTCGTTTACTTGTTTATTACAATGTTCACAGAACTGGTCGAAATTGTCGCATTCCATATAACATTGTTCTAATGTTTTTTCTTCTTTAGTCATATTACTTATTTAATTGTATATCTGGGTCTTCTTTTACCCTCTCTACGAGAAAGGGTTCTTTTAACCTAGGTTCTCCACAATGAGGACACTTCTCACAATGATATTTATCATGTGTTTCTCTCGCTTGTTGCCAGCCACTTGGCCCGTATCCCCAGCTTTGAGGAGTCATATTCGGGTCATCTGGACAAAATGGACAATTTACACTCATATTATTCTCCGATTAGTTTTTATATATTTTAATCATT